CCAGCTTCATCCCACGATTCTCTACACCTTTCACAAGGTCTAAACACCGTAATGATGGTACTATCTGGAAATGTCTCTTGCATTTCATATAAATAATAAGATAGGTTATGAGATATTATTAATTTAATTTGTTCTTCAGGACCATCAAAGCTTTGATAAATTTCTTCTTTCCATTTCTCATAACTACCTAACTCTTTATCTAACCATTGACCATATTCTAATCCTGGTCCATAATAATTTATTTTATTATCAACATCCCAATGTTGTTTAATTTTTAGAGATACATCATCCAAAAAACTTCCTGGAGCACCAGTAATAAATACCCAATTTACCATTGAGTCTTAATCCAATCAACATATTCACGTGCTAGATTTAGTGGAGGATTCATAATGTGCATAATATGTTCTTCTTTGAGAAGAAAACTTCTATGGTCTTGATGTAAACCTTCCATATAATGTTCAAATTTAGTTATCCTCTCTAGAGGATGTCCACCCTTTTTTGGTTTTATTAATGCAGGCCACTCACAAGTAATCATATAAATGCCACCATCATTAGTATCATTAGTTGCAGATTGACCCCAGTTAATTTGCCATTGAGGAGAATCAAACATAAGAATTGAACAAATTATAACATCACCAGTTGTAAGTTTAAAAACTCTTATCTTTTTACCATCAACAACTCCTCTTTTGCGATGGTCTGGGTGGTCTAATGGTAAATCATTATTCAATTAATTTCTCCTTATATACACTAGCTAATCCTAATGCTTCCTTATTAAAATGAATAAGATTTATAAGAGCTTCAGGTGTAATGAATGACATAAGTGTATCCACCTGTGCATTACCTTCATCACCAATCTTCCATTCATACTTACCAACTTTCTTTTCAATAGCTGCTATTGCATCTGGGTCTAAGCTCATTTGATGTAGAGCATTTCTTAAAAGAAATGTATTTGGATTTCCTTTATTAACCCATAAAGCTTTTTGCATACCATCTCTAAATGATTTGACAAGTTTATAAGCATCATAAAATTCTCCACTTGGTTCTACATCCCAGCGTTCTTCAAATAAAATTTCTAATTGGAACCCTGGATGATTAGGGTCATCAGCATGACTTCCATCTGCTTGGAGTATACCATGATGGAACCAAATTTCTGCGTTCTCATCAGTCTCAACATGCTTTTTATAAGCAGCTGGGTTCTCTCTTGTTCCATTAAGCTCACCACGTTTAAATGCAAGTCTCCTTTCAGAATTTGACATTCCATTAACCCAAGTCACGTGCTCTTTAAAGCAAGCAAGGTATTCATTCATAGTTAAACCAGGACCACAAATTAATAATGCCATAGCCCAAGCTTCTGGTACTTTACCAGAGCCTGCAGAAAATTTTGGATAATCCATATTCTCACCAATACGTTTGGCTGCTATAATATTTAAATTCATAAGACCAATAGAGTCATAATCTCTATAATCATAATCAACTTTTTCTTGTAAGAAGCTAACTCCATTACCTCCATTGCTCACCATAATAATTTTATTAGATGTTCTTAAAGAGTTATGGAATTTATTAAAGCCAGGAATATCTCTTGCTCCTGGTATATGTTTAATGGTTATGTTTTCTCCTAGGAATGGTTCAAGTTGTGTAGCCACAATTTGAGCCCATTGACTTGTTCCACCTCCAGGTTTTTGTGGTACAACAAAGATATAATCAGCTAAGGCTGATGTAGTAAATGCCATAAGGCAAAGTGTTAGTAATTTTTTCATGCATACTCCAGTTTGTTTTTCTTTATAGACAATGTTGCTAAAGCTATAATCGTTATAATTAAAATAATAAATATTGGTCTAGTCATAAGAGTCTCTATAGTATATAGAGTTGTCATTTGAATAGTCAATGCTTCTACCTTCGCGGCTAAAATGAATGCCATTAATAAAGCCGGTCTACTATATTTATATTCTTTACAAAAGACTCCTAATACAGAACATAAAATAAGTATAGCGTAATCTTCCCAGCCACCCGTATATTGTGCACAAGCCCAGGTGATAAACACAACAAGCGCAGGAAAGTAATATCGATAACGCACATAAGATATCATAGAAATATATCTATTAAATGTAATACATATAATTCCAACTAAAACAGTAGCCCACATAAATCCAAATGTTAGACTATCAAAAAATCTCATATCGTAAGCAAGGTCAGGTGTTCCTAATTCAAATCCTAATGTCATAAATAATGCTAATAGTACTGCAGCAAAAGAAGCACCAGGGATTCCAAACAAAACTGTGGGAATCATACTCGTAGCTTTTTGAGAATTATTAGCTCCTTCAGAACCTATAACACCTCTTATATTACCTTTGCCAAATTCTTCTTTAGGGTTTGCAGCAACGGTTGAACCATACGCCATCCAATCTCCCATTGCCCCGCCAAGTCCTGGAAGGAATCCAATGAAGGCACCTATTGCTCCACCTCTTATTGCATCCCATTTATATTTCCATACAGCTTTAATACCATCAAGGGTTTGTCCAGAAGTATTATGTTTTGTAGTGGTTGCATCTCTCTTTTTTAAACCATCTAATATTTCAGGGAAAGCAAATAAACCAGCAACCATTGGCATAATTTGAATACCAGCTCCTAGATACTCCCAACCGAATGTCCACCTATCAGCATTTGTTACAGGGTTAGTGCCTATCATTCCTAAGAACAATCCTATACCTATTGCAATTAAACTTCTTATCCAAAATTTATTACTAACAAATCCTACACAAACAAGAGCCAACATAACAAATGCCCACATTTCTGGTATACCAAAGATCATCATAAGTTTTGTATACCAAGGGAGTAAAGCAAATGTTAGTGTTCCCCATAGGAGACCATTGACTGTTGAGGTGGTTATAGCTGCGGTAAGAGCATAGGTTGCTTTACCTTGTTGTGCTAAAGGATGTCCATCAACCATTGTGGCTGCGGCAGAATTTGCGCCTGGGATACCTAATAAGATTCCGGAGTATGTATCACCGGTAGTTGAGGCTGCAACTACAGCCATACAAAAAATGACACCAAGATATGGGTCAGAAAAATAAGACATTAAACCAAATAAAATTATAAGACCTGTAGTAGCTCCTGCAGCTGGTATCAATCCAATTATAAGACCATATAGAGTTCCTAATAACAATGCTAAAATCATAATATATTAAATTATTTTACCACCACTTCATTTATTTAATACCTATATTATATTTTGGACATAATTCCCAATTACCTTTTTCTTTATGTGATATGATTTTAATTTGATTTAAAGGAGCAGTTTCTCCTATTGGCGCTACAGTTTCTAGTAATCCCCAATCAGACATTAGTGTTACAATTGTGTTTCGTCTATGGAGGTCATTTTCTGTGAGGTTAGATGGTTTACCATCTAATAAGAATAACTCTTTAAAATGAGTTATAAAATATCTTCCTTGCTTATGAAGGATGTGACATGATTGAAATAATTGTGAATCTCGTTTGGATGCTACGCCCATTCGAGTTAATGTTTCTCTAATCTTGAGAAAATCATCTGGTTCTGCTAATATAATTTCTAACATCATATCTGGTTTCCAGTCAACCAGTTTGTCTCTGTGTTCCACCATGAAATATCTTCCCCTTTATTATATTAAGGTTTTCATTACTTAAAAGCGGAAGTACATCACGAGCTTTTTCATTGCTATATCCATAATATCTTTTTATAGCATTGATATTTTCAGATTCAATAGATTTGTTCCACTTGGAGAAACGATTACGCTTCCTTATGATATTTATAAGAAATGAGTATTGCAATCGGTTGTCGAGATGGTGAAACTTATTCATTTCGTTAGCGTATAAGACAGTATCTGGAAAATAAGATAAACCACGATTAACCATAAAGGCATTATAATCTTTCTCATTTTCAAGTATATCTTTTTTTGTTAAGGATATTGATTTAATTAATTCAAATGGACTCATGAAATAAAAATTCCTTTAATAATTTGGTCTAAATTTAGATAAGTAATCCATAGCAATACTACAGCACTTACACTTATAATAAATATTATAATTTTTTCCATACCCATACCGCAAGTTGAACTGGTGTTGTGCCATCTCTAATAGATATCATTGTTTCGATATGCATATCTAATACTTTAAATTTATCTTTGAACCATTTGAATGCGCAATCATCAGCATTTGGTATTGTCCAATTAGCATATTCTGTATCAGCTTCCATATGAATCTCTGCTCTATTAAGATGAACTCTTACAATACATAGTCCACCTTTTTTTAACCATGAATAAAATTTATCAAAATAATATACATTCTCCTCAACAGGTCCAAAGTTACATGAGCCTAAAGCTAATACAACATCAGCAAAGTCTCTGCCAAATATTTGATGTGCATGATTGAAAGTTGCTTGGAAGTCTGCTTCTGGATATGGAGCAGCATCAAATCCTATAAGATTTTTAATTCTATTTTTAAATGGATTAATTCCACAACCAGCATCAATAACTAAACCATCAGGCTTTATTTGATTTATAAAATCAGCTAAAGCTATGCCTGAACTGTCATGGTTATTAAAGTGGTCTATGTCATACGGCTTTCTGGTAAAAAAGTCAATGACTTTGTTTTCATTTTTAGTGGGCGGTTTTGACATACTGTACATTATCAACTAAGAAAGAACGCCAACCAATTTTATCTAAATCAAACACATTTATAATATCTAAATTTTCTTTAGTTGTGCCTGTACCTTTTGGTGTATGTTCTTCAGGTATCAAATTGGACTGCAATGTGCATTTCATAATACGTTCAGTACCATCTTTTTTTGTAAACATTATTTCGGCTACGCTGTCACGTAACAATTCTTTTATATCTTGTCTTGTCATTTTGTTTCTTTCCTAATAAATGCTGACATACTTTGAAGTATTTTCCCAGCGTTTTCTAATTGCATATAGATACCAAGCAAAGTAAAAGCAATTATTATTGTTGCATAATCTGTTACATTTTCTAACATTTTATCTCCTATTTAAATTTTATTTGTGACATTATTTCTGTCATACATGCCACAACATTTAGCTCATGGTCTGCAACAAAACTATCCTTATAAGAATAATCAGCAAGTATAAGCACTAATTGCGGAATACTTGTGGGCGAGACATACTCAACCATATTGTCATAAACCATTCTAAATAACTTTGAGGATTCTACGTCAATGTTATCACTAACCCATTTACGCATCTTCTTAAAGTTTTTTGCTTTAAGGTCTTCCATTAATCCTTTAATACTTGTCTCAGATAGAGTAGCAAGAATGCCAGTATCAATGTGACCACTCATACCATACCTTTGACATTCATTAATGACACGTCGCCAGTCTGGTATATATTTCATAATGAGTTCTGCAATTACTGCATTATCATATATAATTCTTTCGGAATCAAGAATAAATCTAAGCCTTTGCATAAATTGCGTGGCCATCTTTTCCTTGTTTCCTAAATTAAATTCATATATAGAACATCTTGAATGCAAGGGGTCTATAATACGATTTTTAAAATTGCATGTTAATATAAATCTACAGTTTTTTGAGAACTCCTCAATGAACCCACGCAATGCAGGTTGTGTAGATTGGGGATTTAAATAATCAGCCTCATCAAGTATAACTACCTTTTGTCCACCCTGTAATGAAATGGTACTGGCAAATTGTTTTATCTTACCACGAAGTGTATCAATATTTCCATCTTCTGAACCATTAATCATCATATAGTCCATACCCAACTCATTGCATAATGCCCTGGCGACTGTAGTCTTACCAACTCCAGCTGAGCCAGTGAACATCATATTGGGAAGCTCTCCCGTGTCAACAATACTTAGGAAAGTATTTTTGAGTGACTTAGGGAGAACACATTCCTCAATGGTTTGTGGTCTATATTTTTCAACGAATAAAAACTCTTGCATAATATATATTATACCACAATTTTAGCGATTGTAAATAGCTTATTAAGCTTTTGTTTCAGTTTCAGCTGCAGGTGGTGGGGTATCAACCGGTGCAGGTTTAGCAGCTTTAATAAATTTTTCTAATCTATTTCTTACTGCACCAACATCAGCCATTTCATTTCCTTCAAATGCACCACGTTTAGTTACCACATCAATAATTTGAATTACTGCTGCAATATCTGTGAGATTTAAAGTATCACCAGTTGGATTCATTTCAGGAACAGGAGTTTCTGCTACTGTTTCTTCAACTGGTTCTTCAGTTAACTGTTCTTCAGTTTTATCTGCCATATATTATTCCTTATATGTTGTTGTTTTATCAAGAGCAACCCAATACTTTATGTTGCCAGCCATTACAGAAGCAATAAGCTTCTTATCAATACCGAACTTATAAGAATCGGAATTGATGAATTTAAAATTATTCATATCAAAAACAAAATCAAACTCTGCAGAAGTATTTATACTACAATTTGAGATGTTCATAGTGAATTGATTTGAAGTTGGATTAGTTTTATCAACAATAGTACACTCAATAAATTGAGAACCAGTGGTACTTTTTCTTACACTCAATGTATTTGTCCTAAGAGTTCCAGCAGCTTTTCTTAATTGCATCATTTGGTCATTAGTAATCTCAAATGTTATATCATTGCATTCTAATTCAATGTCCTTGGTAGGTACAGTTAGAATGTCAACCTCAGAAAAATAATATTTAAATTTTGTAATACCATCTGTGATAGTAACAAATTTTGCATTATCATCAAATGACAAAGTAGGGTCATCAAACATATTAAGACAACTTAAGAATTCACCTAAGTCATATATGCCGAATGTATAAGGCCAAACATACGGGGATTCCGGTGTAATGTTGGCTTTAGCCATTAATGTTTTAGAAGTAGACATTGTTCTAATGAATCCTCCCTCTTCACCTAATGCAATATTGCTATTGATTGTTTGAAAGTTATTTAGTGTATCAATTATTTCATTACTAAGTTTCACTGTTTGACTCCTTTATGTCATGTTCATTCATGGCCAATAAAGTATAATGAATTATTTTCATTAAGTCTATTTTATTAGCTCCATCTTTCTTACCATATCTTGCTGCGTATTTCATTACATTACCAAGACAAAAATCCAATCCACGTCCAGAAGACGAGATTAGGTCCATACTTTGAATTCCATTTGCGGATGTATAATGACCTGAATAGGTTTTTTCTACATATTTCGCAACGTCTTTTAAATTGTTGTGTTCATTAAATTTCATAAGACTATTCTTTCGGTCTTCGTCATATTTAATAATGTTATCAATTTCATCACTTGTTATATTATTAAATTTCATATAGTATATATTATATCATAGTTAGTGGGGAAAGTAAACAGTTAATTTAAATTTAATGCTAAAAATAATTCTTCATCTTTAATTAACTCTTTATCAATATTTCCATAGCAATTACCATTCACTCTTTTATATGGTGAATTGGCAGGACCATCTATTGCCCACCAAGTAATTCCAATGTCCGCTGGGTTTAAAGCGTCATAAACAACTTCAACGTACTTTGCCCTATCTTCTGGCACTGGTCCATTTCCATCGCATTGACCATTCACTCCTATTTCACTTAATACCACAGGGACATTATACTTTTCTGAGTATCTTATGAGTTCATTCATATGTGACTTGACTTCTTGTTCATAATTATATGGCATAGGATTACCACTCACACCTTGCATCCAACCTTCCGTATCTTGGAAGGCCCATTCTGCATGATTATAATAATGAAAGCCATAAATAATATTTGTCCTATCAATAGGAAGCAATAAATTTGCTGG